ATGTCGTTGGCAAAACTATCTGGAATCGTCCATCTATACGATGTGTCAATGTTATCTGCTAATTTGCCGTCGAGACCATACCATGAGTAACGTAGTGTGTGCTTAGCTGAAGCTACTTTTTTAGCAATAGAGAAATTAACACTATCACCTAAAATGACGTTACTAGGCATGGTTAAGACGCTAGCATTGGTAATCGGGTCAAGGGTGATAGCGTATGGACCAACATTTAAATCGCCCGGACCTTGTGGGCTGTAACAATAGAAGAACGCCTTTGAACCAAACACATTCTTGCCGTTGGTGTGTTCAACTTCGATGGTTTTATCAATTAGTTGCGTTTCTGAATTTTGTCTTGAAACTTCTAAATAGTTAGTGTCACCAATGTATTGACCGAACGCATCAACATACCACTTACACATCCCTCTTGGAAACGTTTGATTAGTATTAAACAAAACTAATCTAATGCGGACAGTAGAACTATTTTTTTCGACACTCTGACTAACTTGGTCAATCGTCATTTTGATGCGAAAACCTTTGTCAGTATTCGACCAATATTCTGCCATCTTACTTACCTCCTACATATCTGATTACGTTACGGTCTGGGTTGATAAAATCTTGTTCTTCCCTAAAACGACCAATTTGAATGGTTTTTGAGAAAATACCATTTTCAATGTGGATTACACCTTGTGAGATGTACATCACCTCATTACCAGCTGAGAACATTGAAATCCGACCGTTTGGATTGAATAGCATAGAGCTAGAATTATCCGTTTTACCAATGACAAGCCCTTCGTTTGAAGATGTCATGTAACTGTCGATGAAATTCCAACGCTCTGACATATCATTCAGATTGTTCTCTAGTTTTGCTACACGAGCACTAGCATCCGCAAGATTCTTTTCGGCTTGTGCACGATTGGCGTTATTTGCATTAACGAAATCTTGATAAGCCTTCACCCATTGATTGAGCGTATCAAGAGATGCTTTAGCTTCGAGTTCAGCTTTCATGACTGAGTTAATCTCATTCAAACGGTTTAGCTGGCTTTGTGTCAATGCGCTATCAGCCTTGCCGTCTAATTGGCTTTTTAGGTCTTTCGGTGATGCTTGCCACGCTCGGTCAGTCGTACCTTCATAGCAATCCAATTCAGTGAAAAATAGTAACGACTCGCTGCCGTTATTTGTCCCCTTGTTATCAATACGGATAAAACCTTCATCGCATTCGCCAGAATTAAATGTCAAGTGCCACTTGGCTAGTCCGTTCGTTGACGGCGAGCCGTTATGTGACTTGAAATTAACAACCTTGGTGAATGTTTTATTCGTTTCATTTGATTTACGACCAAGGAAATAGATGTCTACGCCCTTGATGTTCCCAGTGGCAAACGTCTGAATATTGAACGAATAGTCAGTGTTCCGTTTGACTGAAAAACGAAGCGTAGACGCTGGCACTGATGATGATGCTTTCAACAAGAACAGCGGTCTAGCGCTGTTGTAGTAAAAACTATGGTTCGAAATGGATAGATTGGCATTCGACTGTGGTACTTCCCAAAAACCCCAGTTATCAAGATTATCCGGAAACGCTGAGTTAACGATTAGATTTTCACCACCGACTGAAACACTGCCAGTCATATCATTCCAAGAATAATCAGCTGGATTAGTGCTATTTGCTTTATCAAAGTTAGTACATATACCCAGATACCGCTTGGTGCCATCTTGCGTTAGACTGAAACCAGTTCGGCCATCGGCACTATCGGCGTAAGCAAAATGGACGTAAGGTGTTCGTCCGTCTGCTCCAGCTATACCTGGAATACCATCACGGCCATCGCTACCTTTCCATTTAGACCAGCGATAGTCTTGTGGATTCCGACTATCCGTAGTATTGAAATCTTGGTACATACCGATAAACGCCTTATTGGTGTCGGTTTGGCTAAAACCACTACCAGACACGGTATCGGCGTAGGCAATGTGGGTGTACTGTGTTTTACCATCAACACCTTTGACACCGGGTATACCTTGGTCTCCCTTTGGACCTTGTTCGCCCATCTTAGCAACGGAAAAGCCTTGCTCACTCGTACCGTCTGAATAGAACCATGTCGTTCTTGTCCATAGGTATTCACCGGGGTTAACTGTTGGGATGTCTGGAGACCATGTACCGTCTTCGAATACAATGTTTTTAACCCATGTCGAATTATCGGTTTTATAACCATTGACACGGATATTGTATTCTCCAGTCGGACGGTTGTGTGTGTATCTCGTACCGTTAGCCGTGTTGCTATCAGAAATAACTGCCCATGTACTAAAACTTGGATTGACAAGCCAAATCGTAGCATTGTCACTCGATTGATTCGGATTGTGTTGATCCGTAAACGTTCCGTTGGTTTCAGCGGATAAGATATAAGTCTTGCCTTGCTCCAGACGGACTTTAAAATCAGTGACGACATTGTTATCAACGATTGACCGATTCGGCTTAATCTCGTTAGGAAAATTAGCTACCACAACCCCAGACGGCTTTTTTACACCGTCCGTTGATTTCGCATAACGTAGCGTAGTATTTACTAGCCCCACGCCATCCTTACCCGGAATACCGTCATCACCTTTAGAGCCGTTCTGTGGTATGTATGTTTTCTGATATCCAGTCTCACTAGATAAGTCCGTATACATCCATTGTGTCTTAGTCCATAGGTATTTACCCTTGACTAAAATAGGTGGGTTGGAAGTCCAACTCGTAGGCATTACAGTGTCACTATCAGACATTCCATAAGTGATAGTGGTAGATTTTAAGCCTACCCCGTTTTTACCAGGTAAGCCGTCATTACCTCTATCGCCTTTAGGTCCGGCTGGTCCTGTTGGTCCTTGCGGCCCGGGAGTACCATCCCTACCATCCGAGACATTTAAAAAAGTAACTTCTTCTGAAGCTACTTCTTTGTTATCTACCCACGCTGAAACTGTTAAGGCAGTCGGTTGGGTGATCTGTGAAGCTACCATGTCGTAGGTCATACCAACGTATTTAATGACACCGTCAATTACGAAACGCCATGTTGCGTTAACAGTTCTATCGCCTTGTTTCAAGACTGGTCGAACAGTCGAGCGACCAACACCGTTTTTAAACACTGTGCCGTTGGTGGTTGTGATCTCGACACGATATGGCAATGACTTAGACACAATCTCATCGATACGTTGTTGTAAGCTGCCAGACGGTTTATTGTCCAGTTTTCTGAAATTGGTAAACACCACTGAGTTATTAAGTGGCATGTCAAAACTGATTACCATTTCAGACACACGAGCTTCGAGGGTTAACCCACCTCTGAAATTATTATTAATAATCTTAACGGTATCACCTAAACTGATATCCTTGTAGTTTTCAATAAAACTAGATTGAATATCGACGGTGTAGGTCAATAGCGGATAAGCGTATTTTTTAATCGTGCTAATAGCGTACCCTTTTAACGCATTGACATCCTTGTATTCAGTTTCAAAGTCCTTGCGTGTCCATCTATCTGTGTCACTATCCTTCAATGTGGACGGGTATTTCTCCATAGACAGAGGAGCATAGACCATTGGACTGCCTTTTTTAGAATAAAACTCTACTTGCCCACGCTCGTTTTTTTCTTCAAACTCAACACTCTCAAGATTAGTTCCTTCTTGTCCAACGAAATACCCAGCGTTGAACAATTGGGTTTTATCGCTAGCTACTTGAACACCTTTCAAACCGTTTTGGTAGTAGAGAATGACATCCCCTCGCACTTTACCTATACCGTGGTGGTTTTCGTCTGGTTGCTGGTAGATGTCAACGACAAACTTCTTCAAAGTGCCATCTCGGTTTAATTCGGTACGGAAAATAAACTCCGCATCAAATTGATTCATCAAGCTATGAAGTTGTTCTAACTTAGTACCACTTTGGGAATCGAACGTGATAGTTCTTGTTTTATCAGCAATTTCATTCAAGCCAATTTCAAGGCCAGCGTTTCCTAATAAGTCTAGTTCTTTTAAATACCAAGCGATATTCTGTGGCTTATCTGCCTTACGAGACTGTGCGGATTCCATAGCTAACTCAAGATTGGTATTGTTACAAGTAACTTGGAAACTATCATCGTTTTCAACAAGCTGTGACACATAAAAAACGTGATAGGTATTATCGTAGAAAAATGACACATACATTTGATCATTGATGTAAGCTACATCCTCATGCATTTTACCATTCACAATTTTAGGGATTGTGAAATCGAATGTACTGGTTGAATACTCAAGATAAGTGTGCCATTGACTGTTAGAGTAGGGCAACATGCCCGGAACGTTATTTTTTAGGGCACAAACCTTACGCATGTTTTTGTCATGAATCCAAATTTGCATTAAACAAAACGCTCCTTCCAAGTGATTTCAATTGTTGGGTCAGTCCTTGTCCAACTAGACGTGTAGATATCGATTTCAGTTTCACCAGTGCCGATACCGAAAGGCTCTGACAGATAAGTTAATTCATTAGATGCTGGCAAGTTGTCAACAAAGGTTTTACCTTTTGCCATGTCGATTTCGAGAACAGAACCTTTTCCAAAACGGTTAGGGATATCCTCGGTAGCACTGACAAAATCTTTGCGGTAACAAAATTTATCGACATACATGTGAGTTACAAGTGGGCTTTGACCTACACCAGATAACAAAATACTAACTTTGGCAGACTTACGTCCTTTTAAAATAGGTACTTTATATTTTAAATAAGAACCCCACCAGTAGAAAATTAATTCGTCATCCCTACGTGCCATATCAGACCACCCACGTTGAGCGTTGAACGGGTTGTGTTCATCTAAATGCGTCCCCAAAAAATGCCTACTGTCGATGATTTGGTAACTGCCTTTGCCATCGGTAGTCATGATGTTGTAATCACAACCTAGACCATTTTCTTTTTTCTTGGACTCTACACCGTAAAGAAAATGACCTTGATCATCGGAAACACAAATTTTAAGATACCCATATTGGCTAGGCAAACCTAACCAAAAAACTTGTCTCCACCAAATATAGTCATTTAGTGAACCTCTTTCACCGTTTGAATCCGCTGGAATATCCCAAGAAATCGAGCCACCTTGAAGAAACTTACTTCCATTTCCTCTTGAAGTCAATGCGATATTTGGGCGGTTAAACACATCAACAATCCCAAGCGTTCCGTTTAAATCAGCACTATCGTCATTGAAAATACCGTTGTTTTTTGAACCGGTTGAAAAGCCTTTTCGAATGCCGTTTTCATCTCGATAATCTAGCAATATTTCCGACCGCTTAACGTTTTGTGTATCAGCTTCATTAGGATTACCAATCTCGTAGCTTTCGCTAGAAGATTTCACAATCCCAACCCAGCCATTATCTGAGTTGAATTTCAGCTTAATGTCTGGGTAAGTTTCAGCCGTACCAAAGTTTTTCAACGTAGCCTTGTAGTGGCCAGTCGAAACCTTTTTAATACTGCCGTACTTGGTTTCACCATCGCTACTTACCAAGGCTTGTGCCTTATTCTCGCCGTAGCTTTTCGGAACATCGAACGTAACCGTTACCGTTGCGGTAATCGGTGCGGTGTTCTTATCCACGGTAAGCGACGCTTGACCAGACGGGATAGCTTCCCAAACCTTGTTAGGCTCATCGCCAAAAATCAAAGGTTTGGGCTTATCTACGTTGAGATAACCACCCAGCGTTTCAGCAATGTTATTAAAGTAGTCGTAGTTACCGACTAGGGTAAACGATACTTGAATCTGCTTGACTGCCAAGGTGCTGTATAGGAATTGCTGACCATAACGCCTACGCCCTTGGTCTTGATAGTTGTTGTTGAAGTTAGATGCCACGTTCTTAGTGACATCCACTGGAACGGTACGTCCTTGTCCCTCATTGAATAATTCGGTTAAGTTCTTACCGTCATAAGTTACTGACATTCCTATCAAATAATGCTACCTCCTAGCAACGCTTGTCTGCGTTCATAATCGTTTGTTGCTTTTGTCATAAAGGGTGCTAACCCGTTTGACACACTTCTACCATCGATAACATTTCTGATTTCGATTGGGTTAGAGCCATTGGTTACTAACTGACTTAGCAATCCAATCATGACATCTAATTTATCTTCAAGGGCAGAAACACGCTCACGGTCTGAAGTGTTATCGTGATTGCCTTGTGGGGCATCACCGGCAAAACGTGCCACTGCTTCAGTAAGTAACTGCCACGCTCTACCTCGTTTAGCGATATCCGTTGGAATAACATATTCCGGCATATCGCCTTCAGCTAATTCATAAACACCGTTCTTGTGGACTAGACCACCGTTAGCGTAGCCATAAGCTGCGACACGGTTAAAGGCTGCATCCGATGTACCATAACGATGTTTGATGTAGTTGATTGCAGCAAGCAAGTTATCGTAACCATTACGGATATTGTTGTGTCCAGGGTGTTTGTATGCGTTAAATGTCGGGCCAATGGTTTGCATCAAACCGATGGACGGCGTACCAGCTCTGGCGTTGCTATCCCAGTTGTTTTGTACGTTAGGGTCACCACCAGATTCACGCTGGATGGTCGCCAAAATCTTAGATACACGGAAGTCATTCGGTTCGATACCATTTGCCTTCAATGCTCTAACTACGGACTCACGCCAACGAGAAACGCCAGTTCCTTGTGGCCCATCTTCACCACCACCCGGAGGGCTAAGCAATGGGCCAAGGGTTTTCTTAATCCATTCGAACATGCCACCAACTTGGCGTTTAATCAACGTTTGAAGTGGACTGTTACGGTCCTTAAGCGGTTTGCTATCATCACCACCACTACTTCCGCTATCTCGAACACCGAAATCAAGGAATGTAGCAGCGTTAGCAATGTGACGCCCAGCGTATTGGTGATACTGACCGTTACCGCCATAGTTGTATTCTTCACCGTCGTAGGTATCGCCATGTACTGCCGTTACAAAGTCAACGTGGTTGCTTGAAACTGGACCACCAGTGTAGACGGCAACCGTACCCGGTTTAGGTCTACTTAAGTGTGGTACGCTGGCAGATATCCATTGGTTACCATTACCGAGGTGACTAAACAAACTAGGTTTGACACCAAGGTTAGCCAAACGACTGGCAACGAATGATACACACTCACGATAGAAGTAACCCCAAGGGTCAGCACCAGCGTCTTTAGCCTTGTCTTTGAAACGGTAGTCATCACCTTTGGCACCCATAGCCACTGTACCTTCATCCATTGAGGCATTAGCCATAGACCAAAGTTCTTTCCACCAGTTTTTAGCTTCTTCGACCGGTTTCTTATACAGTGCATTACCAAGTGGGTTAAACATACCAGCCAATTTATCAGCATTAGGACTGAATTTTTTAGCCAATGATCCCACTGGGTCTTTAACGACATCGCCGACAAACTCAATCATTTTCATGAATTTATCGACACCGTTTTTCATGGTATCCCATACTGAGCCAGCAACATTAGTAGCCGTATCCCAGATTTTAGACCAGAAACCAGTACCTTTCGCAAACGCTCCACGTTCAACACCCATGAGCAAAGCCAATTCACTAGCGTTGATGACTTCCGAACCAGCTGGCAAGAGGTACTCAACATTGCGACCTTGTGGCAAGAATGACTTACCATTAGGTAGAATGACCATTTCTTGGTTGTTAGTCTCTGGGCTATCGTAGCCGTCATTAAGCGTAGCTAACGTAGGCTTGGTAATTGGGTTTCGGTATGAGCTAAACATACCAGTACCACCAGCAAACTTAACTTTAGGAATTTTAGAGATAGCTTCTTTACTACCACCAAAATCAGAAATCAGTTTATTGATACCGTCGATACCAGCGTTTGGCAGTGCAATGACAGCATTGATACCGTCTCCGGCAAGTTTCTTCATGCCGTCCCACATTTCGCCAAAACCTTTTTTGACATTATCCCATGTATCTTTGAAGAATTTAGCAATGTTGGTCAATGCGTCGGTGATTAGCTTGGTAATGTTAACACCGAATTTTTCTTGTGTTAACGCTCCGATTTCATCCCATTTTTTAGATAGGAATTTCTTAGAGTTTTCCCAACCATCAAACCAATTCTTATTGATACCTTTGTGGTGCTTGTCGATATCCTTACCAAGAGCAGTCATTGCTTCAGTGGCATTGCCCTTGATGCCTTCCCATGTTTTAGATGCGAATTTCTTGACGTTTTCCCATTTTTCGCCCCAATCTTTCTTAAGGCTACTCATGTGTTTTGCAACGCCTTTCGCCATGTCTTTGACATGGTCCACCGTGCTATCGACAAACTTCTTAAATGGCTTGTTATGCTTATACATCAGCTCAAAACCAGCGACTACTGGATTAGAGATTACAAGCAACTTCTTAGCAGTGTTGGTAAAGGCTTTAATACCTTTCTCACCGCCAGTGAAATAAGTTTTAGTCTTTTCAAAACCTTTCTTGGTGCTCTTGGTCATTGAATCCATCGCACCAGTCCAAGTTTTCTTCATGCCATCCCATGTCTTACCGAGCCACTTACCAGCATTAGAAAAGCCGTCTTTGATACTTTTTACAATACCATCAACGAATTTCTTGAATTTCTTATTGTGCTTGTAAATTAAAGCGAAAGCTCCAGCAATCGGATTGGCAATAAATAAAAGGACTTGTTTCCAGTCCTTTTTAAAGAAATCAATGATCTTGCCAAAGATTTCTTTGGTAACCTTGAAGATTTTATCAAAGGCTTTCTTTGCAGCACTAAACATGCCATCTACAAAGGCTTTGAATTTCTTATTGTGCTTGTAGAGTAGCACTAGGGCAGTGATAGCCGTAGTTACTGCAACCACAATCAAACCAATCGGGTTGGAAGCCATAGCTAGATTCAATAATTTTTGTGCCGCAGTCATTCCGACTGTAGCTGTTCGCCATGCGTGAATGCCTTTGACTACTGCCGTTATTCCAAGAGCAACCTTAGAGCCTACGAAATAAGCAGCAAACAAAGAACCGACTGTCTTAATAGCCGTCTTGTGTTTTGCAATACCACCCAAAGCCTTAGATAGTGATGTGACTGGTCCTTTAGCCTTCTTACCATTGCCAGTCATTAAATTGAAAGCACCAGCAACACCTTTAATCATGTCGACTGCAACTTCCCAGACACCGCCAGCAAAGTCTTTACCAATGCTGAAAACCGCACCTAAACTGTCTTTGGTTTCCTTGAAGAAAGCCACGATTTTAGGGGCGTTGTTAGCAATGCTCTTACTAAGATTATCGACAAACTTATTGAGACCGTCCATTAAGCCATTAAGTTTATCTGTACCATCACCGAGATTAAACACCTTAGAGAATGCATCCATGATAGTGCCTAGGCCCTTGGAAACGTGTTCCCCTAAATCTTTAAATTTAGTTTCAGTGTTAGGGTCAGCAACCCAATTCCCAATCTGTTGCAAGAATGGGTTTTTCATTTTATCGATTGGGTCACGGAACGCTGCAACTACCGCCGGCATACGAGATTGGATAGTTCTTTCAAGACCACCGATAGTTGTTGAAAAGTTAGCCGTGGCATCCTTGTACTTGTCTTGCAACTCAAACAAGGCTTTTTGTGCCATCTCAGCGGTGATTTTGCCGTCTTTCTGCAGCTCAGCATATTTATCGGCGGTCATGTCAGCAATCCCAAGCTCTTGTGCAGCAACTTCTTTCAACTGGTTCTTCATTTCTGGGAAGACGTTGATAATAGACATCATGTCTTGTCCTTGGACCTTACCATTGGCAATCATTTGAGCCCACTGAGTAGCAAAGTTTTCCACGGCTGCATCGGTCTGACCAAACGCATCTTGCAAGGTAAGAATGGCTTGTGTTTGTTGCTTAGTCAACTCTGTGTTGTGGGTTACGGCATAGAATTTCTGGTTCATACCGTCAACCATTTCGGTTGAGTTAGCCGCTGCTTGTGCCATTTGGTTGGTCATGTCGACCATCTTCTTACCTTCTTCAGCATTGCCGGTAAGTGTTAACCAAGTGGCATTCATGGTTTGTTGATATTTAACGTATTCGGCGCTGGATTGTGCGATTTCGTCAAACTTACCCTTAATAGCTCCTAATGCGTTTTGGAAACCGTTGCTGATCAAATTGGCGGCAAACGTAGCCCCAAAGATACCTTTCAACCGTGACGTTTTGTGTTCGGTCTCACTGACTTCACTACCTAAACGTTTAAAGCTATCTTTTAAGCGTCCAATGAGTGAGCTAGAACGTTGACTTTGTTCGATTTCATCGTTCAGCTTATCAGCAGCATTGCGAGCATGAGCCAAACTAGTAGCTGTTTCATCCAAGCGTCTACGCTGAACGAGGTATTCTTCAGAGGTTTTACCAGATTGTCGAGCGACACGCTCAAGCATATCCTTCTGTTTCTCATACTGCTTATTTAAGTTAGTAATTGAACTCTTGTATTGCTTAAGCTGTTCTTCCCTCGCTTCATCCTCTTTGCCTTCCGCTTTCAAGCGTTTAACGTAAGCTTCAGACGATTCATTTTGCAGTTTGTACTGCTTCTGTAATTCAGCAAGCCCAGACCTATGATAATCAAGGCTGTTCTTAGCTTGTCGCTGTTGATTTTCCAACGATGCCAAACGTGTAGTCGCTTGGTCAATCTGTTGTTGATACTTAAGGTACTGTTCAGCGGTTTCAGCGGTACTTCCTTTAAGTTGAGACTGTTCTTGTTTCAGTCTCTCAATCTTATGTTGTTGGTTTTGGATAGCATTACCCAAACCATCGTACTTAGCTTGTGCTGCACCCAAATAGTCCCCAGCACTACGCATTTGGCTTTCTTGTGCCTTCCATGCGTTTGTCGAGCTATTGACTAACTGAGTTAATCGCTTAATCGAATTGGCAGCTTGTAGCGTATCTAAGGCGATTTCCGTGGACATGGTAGCTTGTACTTTTGCCATGTATTGTTTTTCCTCCTTTCCTTAAAAATTAGAGTAAAGATGTTGGGTCTACCATTCTATCTTCTTCCTCTTTGGCATTTAAGATTTTCATTAGCTCGTAATAATCAGTGTCGTAATACTGATCTAGTGTCCACCCAAAGCCTTGGATTGATTTTTTAGCAATGATTTTTAAATCTTCAATGCGATTTTCTAAATCAAAAATCTGTTCGCCTTTAGATTTTACTCTTTTGGGTCAGTTTCACCAGCGGCGTTTCCAAGCTGTTCGTCTGTCAATCCGTACATGTAGCCCACCAATTTTTCAGCAATCTCTTGTGTACGCTCATTGTCCAAATCAAGCAATTTGTCATAGGCTTCATCATCCAACTTGAGGACAGCACGGATAAAACTAAGCATTTCTTTAAGGATTGTGAAACTTGCTTGTGCTTGTTCTTGCGTGTCGCTTTCCTCAACGGTGTCGCTGATTTTAAGTACGGCAAGTTGGTATTCGTGCATACGCAAGACATTACGGTTGCTTGTAGCTACTTCAAATGCCTTTTTACTGATTTCTGGGATTTTAATAGTTTTGATTTCCATTTATCTTTACTCCTTTAACACAAAAATAGAGGTCAGGCCATGAGCCCGACCTCTTGCGAATTATTAAATGCTGTTTGAAGCGGCAGGAAGGACATAGCCACCGAATACTTCTTTGAACATGTTAGCTTTATCGTAGTTAGATGCACCAGTGTAGTATTTCTTGTAAGGCTCACCACCGAACGCATCCGCTGACAAGGCATTGAATGTCATGTTATCGTCTTGACGAGTTTGGGCAGTATCAGTATCTGTAGCAACGTTTTGAGTTGATTCTTGCATAATACCGTTAGCAAAACCAAAGAATACTGAGTGTTTGCGGTCAAGTGTTTCAGATTCAATCAATACCGCTGTGTGTGGTTTTTCACCGTCCATCACGTACCCACCCTTGCCGTCCGGTTTAAAACCAAGCATTTTTTGTTTGATTTCAAAGTCAAGGTTATTGAAGTCAAACGCCACTGTTGGTGAACCCGGTGCAATCATTACATCTTGTACTGAGTTATTCCCGGGAACTTTAGTCGCTTGACCTTCCAAGTTTGAGATGTTAGCGGTACGAGTACCAAGCATTTTAGAATCAACTTCAATCACGCCATCAGTAGAAAGGCCGTCAGCACCTTTAAGTAGTTTTTGGGTTTTAGGGTCAACCAAAGCAAGGCGGACCATTTTCAAACCTACAATTGCCATATAGTAATTTCTCCTTTGTTAAATTAATTTATCGAGAGCAACAAAAAAGACCGCCGTAAGTTGTAACGTATCGGGGTCTATGCTATGTTCTCTCATATCTGTAATTGAGTAGTGTTCAGATTTTAGGAATTTCAATAATTCCATTTCAAAGGCTTCAATATCAAAATCAATATCAGCTTTGTAAAAAATCTGTACCTCTACCCTGTCTGTTTTTCCGAAAAAGGTATTATTCCCACTCAAATCAAGGGAGGGATTGCTTTCGGTGAGCAAAACGATTGTCTTATCGGTGTTTTCTTCGAGCTCTTTAGGCAAGTTGTTTGCATATACTTCGCTTATTTCACCAAATTCTTTGCTGTCAATGAGCTCTTTTAGTTTTACGGTTGCGAGCACTTAATCACTTCCCTCCTTTTCTTCGAATGAGTTTTTCATATTCCTCTTTTTCTGCCAATAGCACTTTCTTTTGAACGCTGCTATCGTTTTGGACATTGGTAACGAAATGATCGGCACGGTATTTCTTGGTGCCGTCATTTAATCGTCTGGCATTTTGAGCGTGGTAGTTGTTTTTCCAGCCTACGGTTGCCACACCGTTCTTTCTGCCATCAGCGTTAGTTGATTGGACAGATAAACCGTCAGCCATGTGCCCATACTTCAAATCTCTTTTATTTGAGTAGTGTTTCTCACGAGTCACTTCTTCCAACTCTTTTTGAAACACTTTCGCACCAGCGGTAGTAATCTTAGCTTGTTCCGCTGGTGTGATATCGCCAATACTGGCTACCGTTTCAAGCCAGCCCTCTAGTGCTTCATCAAGCCCTACCATAAGCTATCACCCAACTTTCCTGTGCTTTCTCAAGGTCAGAAAGTCGTAGCGATTGAGCCCAAAGTTTTCATTTGGACTAACACGCACAATGTCATACTGAGTACCATTTAGGACAGCCACTTGACCTTCAATCACTTTAGCATTATGGCGAATAACAATAACTCTTGTATCGCTTTCGCCATTCTGTTGGGCGAGGTACTCTTGATTGAGTGTGCGAGTATGTGGCTTATAGTGCAATGTAAATTGTTTCACGAACTTTGGCACGCTCACACCCGTAAATTTATTAGGGGTGCTTTGGTATGTACCAAAATCAGCCTTGAAACGAAAGTCTGAGGGTAAATATCTAACTTTAGGCATTAGTCACCTCTTTCTTCACTGTACGTTGCGTATAAGCCCCTTAATTGCCCGATTATGCTATTTAGAGTTAGGTTAATCGGATAAGTCACTGTGTCGGTTAAAGCGACTCTATAAGTGAAATATGAGCTTGTGAGGGCTATTACAGCCGTGTCAAATAGAGCTTCTACACTGTCAAGGTCGTAGAATTTCTGATCACTACCGACTGCATTGATAATATACTGTTGAGCCGATTCAATGTAAGCTGGAATGAGTGCAGTGTCGTCTGTCTCATCCAGATTGAGGGTCTGCATGATGGTTTCCTTAGATACACTCATTGCTTACCTCCTAAATTAAGCTCCGGCAGTAAGATTAGCTTTTTGGTCAGCGATAGCTTTGAATGACGCTGGCACAAACGCTTCTTCATCGGTTTTAACAACATCGAAACGGTCAATAACACGTACTTTAGTAGTGTCAGTTTCGAAAGCACCACCACCGATGTTTGTAGAGAGCAATGACAAGTGTTGACGGTCAAACAACGTTACCGCTTGTTTCAAGTCACCAAAGTACAACGGCATAGCTCCACCAGTTCCGTTAGCAAGCCAGCGGTCAGAAACTTCTTTAACTGCAAAACCATCGATTGAGTAGCCAGTTGGTGATTTAACATCACGTTCCATGAGGTAGTCACCCATTGCGTTCTTAACTTTCTTAAGGGCAGTGAAGCCTGAAGTGTTAGTCAAGAAGAATGAAGTTTGTTTGATAGCTGGGTCAACTTTAGCTTCGAGGTCGATAATATCATCCCATTTAGCCAATGTTGGTTTAGTTGGGAGTGTAGCAATAACATCCAAGATAGCCTTGTTGCGAGTAACAACTACTTTCTTAGCAATCCAACCAGACAACCAAGCAAGGATATTTTCAGCAGAATCAGCAAGCAAGCTGTTAGTTACTGTTGAGATACCAGCATAGCGTTTGATAGCGTAGCGGATAAGAGAAAGTTTAGGATCGTCATTGGCACCGATTTGTCCAGCTTCATCATCGAGTTTAGAAAGGCCAGTGATTTCAGCCCATTTTTCGTACACACGAGAACCAGTAAGTGTAGTTACGTTTTCAACGTTAACGTATTCTTGCAATGAATCGTATTGACGAACCAATGTATTGATAGCTGTACGAATATCTTGTGGGATAGTCAAGCCAGCGTCAGCACCAGTCCCGTCTGTTTTAGAATCAAGCAAGTTTTGGTAACGGCCACGAACGAGGTTTTTAAAGTCTTTAACAAAGTTAGCTTTAACTTCTTCTTCGTTTTCAGTCAAAGGTTTCTTGTCTTCTTCAGTCATGTTAGCGACTTCGCTAGCACGAGCTTCAGTATATTGTTCTTTGAACATGTCACGTTTCATTTTGGCAGTGTCACGTTCGTTTTTGATTGCTTGCAATTCTTCAGCGGTAACTGAATCGTCAAGCATAGCTACGTTAAGTTTTTCATTCAAGTTTTCGACCTTGTCGCCTTGTGCAACCCAAAGGTCATGCAATTCGTTTGATGTTTTCATCAATCATCTTCCTTTCATTTTTCAAGTAAAATAGCCAATTTCTGCTCACGCAAAGTATTGGTCTTAGGTGTCGCAATCATATTCTTAAATTTAGTGATCGCTGATTTGCTTGGTAGTTGATGCACGGCATTAGTAACCATGATTTCTTCTTCATCATTGTCGAAGAACATGATTTCATCCGCAAAGCCTTTATCAACGGCAGTTTTGGCATTAAGCCATGTCTCTTTTGCCATGAGATCTAAAAGTTCTGGCTGTTTAAGTCCAGTCTTCATTTCATAAGCCAAAGCAATAGACTCATCAATGCTATTTAAGACCGCTGATTGATGCTCTAGGTCATCCGCATTACTGTGTCCGGGGTCTACCGAAGCCTTATGAATCATCATTTGACTTGTTGGGGACATCCTAACAACGTTCCCAGCCATAGAAATGACACTCGCAGCACTAGCAGCAAGCCCTTGCACATTGACCACAATACGTTTGCCACTAGCCTTAAGCATTGTATAGATTTCGCTAGCTGCGAACACATCACCACCATTAGACGCTATATTAAGCGTGATTTCTTCGTCTTCATCGTTTTCGATAGCATCTTGAACCATTTTTGGATAAGTGCATGTCATTCCAAAAAAATCATAAAACGCCACTAAATCATTGCTTGCAATATCACCTTTAATGTCAATCTTGCCCATTTGTCTCACCTCCTTTCAATATGGTTCGGTTAGGGTTTTCACCCTTTGGCAACTCTTTAGGTAAAATTTCGGCTTGTTGCAAAATATACAAGCCTTGATTCTGTGCGAGCGTGCCACTTTTAACCATGCTATTGATACGGCTGATATAATTAGCACCAGTCGGGTCAACCGCTGGGAAAATATCCGCATCAACATCACACGAAAGTTTTTGAGACAACTCACTAAGAAATGGTCTTAGATAACGTGCTACCGCTTTAGAATAGACGTTTGAACTCATTTCTAGTGATGATTGTTGGTCACCTTGCCCACCGACAACGTTCTCTGGGATACCGTAGACCTTTGCAAATTGTCCGGTCGTCCAGTCTGCTTGCTTAAGTAGTTGGGCCACGTTGGACTTGATTTCAAGAGGTGTGAAGTCCTCTAAATCATCCAGTACCAACGGACCGCCTTGCATTTGCTTCATCGCTTGTCGTGAGCGTGAGACTTTGGTTTTGAAATCGAGCAAACCACCGCCCTTAATCTTCAAAATACCATTGGCATTTAGGGCATTTTTAAGTGAATTAAGCGTTAGCTTATCACTGGCTTTTTGAATATCCAATTCTCTACCTAGAGCCATCAACGGACTTACGCTTGTCAAACCACCATCTACAGATAGCAATCTGAAGTGTAAGATGTCGCTTTGTGGAACATGTTGTTTCGGTGGTATGCGTGGGTCATCGAATGTGATGTTATAGTAAAGACCATTCTGATTATCCAATCGGTTGAAAGAGACTTGAGATGGTCTTAGATACTCCCATTTCATATCACGCCCATTATCGTTTCGCCAGCGATAAGCAAAGGCTTCACCACCCAATAGCATTTGAGCGAAAATAGACTGGTAAAAGTTAAAGCGGTTAGCGTTGTTTGACGGGTTATCCACAATTCCTTGCATTTGTTTTCGGCTAGTTGTTAGCTTAGCAGTCGCAAGGTCGTTAGATAGCTGACTGATAATAGAGAATAAATCCGAATTCTTAAGAGCAGTTTCGGCTGATACCCACTCACTACCATTCAAGGTAGCTAAAAACTCTGGATCAGTGATATCAAAAAAGCCCCCTTGATTGCTCGGTGG